TACAGCGTGGTTCCAACCCTGGTGTTCTCGATCCTAATGCTGCTCCCAGCACCTACAGCGTAGGTCAGGGTATGGATGTCACCGACTCTGAGGCCCTAGGCGAGAGCGGAACTGACTTCAACCAGATGGCATTCTCAATCGAGAAAGTCACTGTAACCGCTAAGTCCAGAGCACTCAAAGCAGAGTACTCCCTAGAACTAGCACAAGACCTCAAGGCAATCCATGGTCTAAACGCCGAGGCTGAACTCGCCAACATTCTCTCCACCGAGATCATGGCTGAGATCAACCGCGAAGTTATCAGAACCATCTACAAGTCTGCTGAGGCTGGTGCTCAACTCAACACTGCTACCGCTGGTCAGTTTGACCTAGACATCGACTCTAACGGTCGCTGGAGCGTTGAGAAGTTCAAGGGTCTACTATTCCAGATCGAGCGCGATGCCAACCAGATCGCACAAAGAACTCGTCGTGGAAAGGGTAACATCATCCTAACTTCCGCTGATGTTGCTTCTGCTCTAACCATGGCTGGTGTACTTGATTACACCCCTGCCCTCAACGCCAACCTTAACGTTGACGACGCTGGCAACACCTTTGCTGGTACTATCAACGGTAAGTATCGCGTCTACATCGATCCCTTCGCTTCCAACAACTCTGCACTCCAGTACTACGTTGTTGGTTATAAGGGTTCCTCACCTTATGACGCTGGTCTGTTCTACTGCCCCTACGTACCTCTCCAGATGGTCCGTGCCGTTGGTCAGGACACCTTCCAGCCCAAGATCG